TAAAGAATATGAACAACAACTTTAATAATTTTAACAACATGGATGATTTATTTAACCAATTGATGGGTGGTATGCGAGGATACAGTTCTGAAAATCGCCGTTACTTGATTAATGGACGTGAAGTAACACCTGAGGAATTTGCTCACTATCGTGCAACTGGTCAATTGCCAGGAAATGCAGAAGTTGATGGAAAAATGCCACAACAGCCTTCAGGTATGAAACAAGATGGTGTCCTTGCAAAACTAGGTCGTAACTTGACAGCAGAAGCGCGTGAGGGCAAGCTGGATCCTGTTATCGGACGAAACAAGGAAATTCAAGAAGCATCTGAAATTCTTTCACGCCGTACCAAGAACAATCCTGTTTTAGTCGGAGACGCAGGTGTTGGTAAGACAGCAGTTGTCGAAGGCTTGGCACAAGCCATTGTGAATGGTGATGTTCCAGCTGCTATTAAGAATAAGGAAATCATTTCCATTGATATCTCTGGTCTTGAGGCTGGTACTCAATACCGTGGTAGTTTTGAAGAAAACGTTCAAAACTTAGTAAATGAAGTGAAAGAAGCAGGGAATATTATTCTCTTCTTTGATGAAATTCACCAAATCCTCGGTGCTGGATCTACTGGTGGAGACAGTGGATCTAAAGGGCTTGCAGACATTCTCAAGCCAGCCCTCTCTCGTGGGGAATTGACAGTGATTGGAGCGACAACTCAAGACGAATATCGTAACACTATTTTGAAGAATGCAGCTCTTGCTCGTCGTTTCAACGAAGTCAAGGTCAATGCTCCTTCAGCAGAGGATACTTTTAAAATCCTTCAAGGTATTCGAGATCTTTATCAACAACACCACAATGTTATTTTGCCAGATGAAGTCTTAAAAGCTGCCGTTGATTACTCTGTTCAATATATTCCACAACGTAGCTTGCCAGATAAGGCTATCGACCTTGTCGATGTAACGGCTGCTCACTTGGCAGCTCAGCATCCAGTAACAGATGTTCATGCTGTTGAACGTGAAATTGAGGCAGAAAAAGACAAGCAAGAAAAAGCAGTTGAGGCAGAAGATTTTGAAGCAGCTCTAAACTATAAAACACGCATTGCAGAATTGGAAAAGAAAATCGAAAACCATACAGAAGATATGAAAGTGACTGCAAGTGTCAACGATGTGGCTGAATCTGTAGAACGTATGACGGGTATTCCAGTATCTCAAATGGGGGCTACGGACATCGAACGTTTGAAAGATATGGGGCATCGTTTGCAGACGAAAGTTATTGGTCAAGATAAGGCCGTTGAAGCAGTAGCAAAAGCTATCCGTCGTAACCGTGCTGGTTTTGATGAAGGTAACCGTCCAATCGGTAGCTTCCTCTTTGTAGGTCCTACTGGTGTTGGTAAGACTGAGTTGGCTAAACAATTGGCTCTTGATATGTTCGGAACGAAAGATGCTATCATCCGTTTGGACATGTCAGAATACAGCGACCGCACAGCCGTATCTAAATTGATTGGTACAACTGCAGGTTATGTTGGTTACGATGACAACAACAATACCTTGACAGAACGCGTCCGTCGCAATCCATACTCAATCGTCCTTCTCGACGAAATTGAAAAGGCTGACCCTCAAGTCATCACCCTTCTCCTTCAAGTTTTGGACGATGGTCGTTTGACAGATGGTCAAGGTAACACTGTCAACTTCAAGAATACGGTGATTATCGCAACTTCAAACGCAGGCTTTGGTTACGAAGCTAACTTGACAGAAGATGCTGATAAACCAGAATTGATGGATCGTTTGAAACCTTACTTCCGTCCAGAATTCCTTAACCGTTTCAATGCTGTCATCGAATTCTCACACTTGAGCAAAGAAGATCTTTCTAAGATTGTAGACCTTATGTTGGTTGAAGTTAACAAGACGCTTTCTAAGAAAGACATTGACTTGGCAGTGAGCGAAGCTGCTAAAGAATACATGACTGAGGAAGGCTACGATGAAGTTATGGGTGTTCGTCCACTCCGTCGTGTGGTTGAACAACAAATCCGTGACAAAGTCACAGATTTCCACTTGGATAACCTTGATGCTAAACACCTAGAAGCTGATATGGAAGATGGTGTTTTGGTCATTCGTGAAAAAGCCTAAGACAGAATTTTGAGCATAAAAAAGAAGGAGCCAGCTGAAAAACTGGTTCCTTTTTTGTGTTTAGATGACATGGCGTTCAAAGGCATCATCTGAAATCCCTTGTTCAAGGATGAGTTTTGCCCATTCTTTAGCAGAAAAGAGGCTGTGATCCTTGTAGTTTCCGCAAGATTCGATGGTTGTTCCAGGGACATCTTCCCAAGTAGTAGTCTCAGCGATTTCCTTGAGCGAATCCTTGATAACAGCCGCAATTTCAGCGCTGGTGTGGCGCCCCCACATAATCATATGGAAGCCTGTGCGGCAACCAAATGGTGAACAGTCAATCATGCCGTCGATGCGGGTACGGATGAGTTTGGCCAAGAGGTGCTCGATAGTGTGAAGACCAGCGGTAGGGATAGAGTCTTCGTTTGGTTGCACCAAGCGAATATCATAATTGGAGATGATGTCTCCCTTTGGTCCTGTTTCTTCCCCAATCAAGCGAACATAGGGTGCTTTAACAATAGTGTGGTCAAGTTCAAAACTTTCGACAATAACTTCTTTTGACATGGTAAATCCTTTCAGTTTTCTTCTTTCATTATATCATAAATAGTACATAGCTTGCTAATAGTTTGAAATCAGTGGGTTTCTAGCGTGTTAAGTAAAAGTGAATACGAAATTGAATACGACACTACTTTTAGCTGGAGCGGATGAAATCCATGAGCTGATTAACGACTTCAACACGTTGATTATCGTTGATGTGGGTATACATATCAAGGGTAGTTTGAACATTATTATGACCTAATCTGTCCGAAATAATTTTGGCTGTAATACCAGCTTCAAATAGGAGAGAAGCGTGCGTATGTCTAAACCCGTGAGGCGAAATTTTTTTAAGATTATTGTGTTTACGAAAGAATCTTAAAAGTTTCACTTTCATAGTTGCAGCTAAAAGCCATCCCCCGCCATTGTTCGTAAAAATATAATTCGAATCATGTTTATAAGGCACACCAGCCTGGAAATATTCTTTTATTTGCTGTCGTTTCCAGAGTTTTAATACATTCAGAGTTTCATCATCTAAGGTGATAACCCTCTTACTCCTTTTGGTTTTAGGATCCTGAACAGTTTGTTTTTTACCAATCACGACAGCCGTGCGAGAAATGCTTAACAACTTATTTTCAAAGTCAACATCTGACCACATGAGGCCAATTGCTTCTCCAGTTCTCAATCCAGAAAAAGCGAGTAAGTGGAAAAAAGTGTAGTCTACTGGTTTACAATTTGCTTTGTAAACTTTAAGAAACTCGGTTAGTTCCTGTTTTGTATAGTAGTTCTCTTTGCCCTTTAATGGCCTATTTTTAGGCTTGATAATCTTGTCTAAAGGATTTGACTTAATGATGTCAATAGAAGTGGCATACTTGAAAATACGGCTGATTACAGAGTAGTAATTGGCATATAGGATATAGCGATTACTTAACTTGATAGCAACCTTCTGGCAATAAGCTACACTGATCTGCTGAATCTTCATATCTGTAAAATATGAGTCAATCATAACATCAAGTTTCTTCTTAGTATTCTGATAAGTTGTTGGTTTTACAGTGCTCTTATAGCTATCAAGCCATAACTCAGCGACTTCAGCAAAAGTAGGGTTCTGGAAATCTTCATTGTTTGAAAAACCATTTTCTTCAACGTCTAAGAGAAGGTCACGTTCGGCAGCTTTAGCTTCTTTAATGGTTTTAAAACCACGGCGTGTTGTGCGTTTTTCTTTTCCAGTGGCGGGGTCTATGCCCAGATATGTTTGAAAGAGATATCTAGTTTCTCCTTTTTTGGTAATATATTTTTTTATCATAAAAAGTCCTTTCTTTTCGATTGCTTGCCCGCATAGTTGAAAAGGTGTAGAACTTATGATAAACTATAGTTGTATTTTTTTATCATCCTTTCCATTGCTTGCTTGATGGAAAGTTAAATCCTCACACTCAGAGTCGCCAAACTTTGCGAGTGTGGGGATTTTTTGTTGTCTTTTTTATTCTAGACCTGAGCTGACTTTAGAAGTCAACAAGAAAGAACCGTCGTCTTGTTTTGAAAACGAAAGAATAACACTCTTGTATTTACTACCAGTAGAAGTATATGATACTGTCTTACTGTCGTGGTCATTTACTGAACTAGTTGTTACATTGTTAGGTTCTCCGTGAACGCTAGCAACGTCATCGTAGTTAGTTCCACCAGCTCCATAGTTGATAATATCGCCAACTTGAAGCGCATCAAACTGTTCTTTTGTCCAGTTAAATTTAGCATCCTCTTCTTTTTGTGATGATTCGATAGAAGAGCTTACTGAGCTAACAGTTTCTTCAACGTTTTTAGCAGCGTTATTCAAAGCACGGGCATACATCAATTGCGTAGCGATAACAATAACCATTGACACAACTGCTAAAACTGTACCAATGATAGCCAACATTTTTGGCCTTTTTCTGTTAATAGCTAGACCTATCAAGCCCAATATAAGTGCTAAAACAGCAATAACAAAAGATAGATTGTTAATAATAGGCATCCAAGACCCAAATAGAGCGATTGCTCCGAAAATAATAGCCAAAATACCTAAAACTTTGCGTTCTTCATTCATAATGAGACCTCTCTCAGCTTTTAATGTGGATCAGTTATTGCACATTTTTTTATTTCCGTTTTACGAAACTATTTCTAAAATGGAAACAGTTGCTATCTCGTCAGATAATAAAATAAGGTGTACCTCTTAGAAGTACACCAGATAAGTTTATCCTTGACGAACAAGGCTTTTTTACATTCTTAGTGTATTTCTTTTTTAGTTTCTGTCAAGCAACTATTTCCATTTTGGAAACAGTTGGTTTTAATTTATACTCTTGGTTCATTACGGTGCCAATCATTAGGAAAACCTAAAGACTGGTTGATTACATTGATGTCTATAGAAGGCAGCTTTTTCTCTAGTTTGATAACTTTCTTTCTAAGAGTATTCCATAAAATGTTGAATTCTGCTTTACTAATAAAGCATTGAAGGCTAATAATTGTTGAATATACAGTTTTTCTACTGTCATCTCCCATCAAGCTCTCTTCGTTATGAATCGTTTCCCAAAACGTACTATTAGAACGGCATCTGAAGTTTAATAAGCGGTTATTGTGAGCGCATTTGTTTCGTACCTCGTTAATATTTTTTAGAAAAGATATCAAGGTTTCTGGTGGGAAAACATCGTTAAAGTCAGGTACGTTTGTGCTTATAAAACTTACTAAATCCCGTGCGATTTCATTTTGGAGTGAATTCGGCAGGTTTTCAATAATTGTGCGTAAATCTCCAAACTCTAGATAATCAGTTAGTACCCAGATTGGGACATCTGAATGAGTATGTGCGTAGTGGTGAATGGAATTTCCTCTGTATCGCTTGTTTGTGTTTATGATTTTGGATAGTTTTGATACAATAAATCCCACGTCTAATATTTTATTATCTGCATAAGAATTGGTGTTTAAATAAGCGTATTTTTGACTGGGGTAGGCTTCGGCGAATCTGTGAGCAGTGATTGACTTGATATGGTGTTCAGCTTCAAGAATAGCTTGCAAAATGGCTCGTTTTACATCTTTGTCAAATGTATAGAGACTTGAAACTTCGTCAAATGTGACGCCGTCAATATAAGTGTCAGTACCAGGGTGTTGAAAAAACTTACTGTATCCATTGATAATATTGTAGTAATTGTTACTTAGCAGGTACTTAGCTGCTTTAGATTCATCTGTAATGGATAACCCTCTGATTTTTAGTGTTGCGATTTGTTCCTCGATTGTTTTAAATGGCTTCAAAAAAACTCCCCCATTCTAATTTAGAATGAAGGAGTTTTCCCGTATCGGTCCCCGTAGAGATCCCGACGCTTTTTCTCTAATGAATTCATTCTAAATGATTTTTTTTAAAAAGTCAACTGTTTTTTTAATATTTTTAAAAAATAATTGTTTTATTCCCCTCTATACACCCCGACAACTGCAAAAATCTTGATGTGTGTATCTTCGGCTGGTGGGAAGTCTAGGATGATGTCTTCATACTTGTCATTGAGCGATACTAGGCGTAAGCGTCCGTTTTCGGTATATATCTTCTTGAAGTAAGAGCGGTCTCCGTATGCGATAACTGCCAAATCTCCGTTGTAGGTAGTCAGTCCCTTGTCTGCCAAATAGAGGATATCTCCGTCTTGGTAGTCAGGCTGCATAGAGTCTCCGCTGACTTTAGTAGCAATATCGTGGCGTGGTGGTTGCTCGTCAACCTCTATAGTCTCTCTGTCTGTATCGTCGTAACCAAATCCATAGTTAAATCCGCAAGCTGCTGCCGTCTCAGATACTACCTCAACTTGATACAAGCTGATAACTTCCGATACTTCGTTTATCTTCGTTTCTTCTTCGTTTTGCTCTTCCAGTTGCCTCTCGGCATAGGTCAGGACTTTGCCCTGTCTAGGCGGTGCTAGTTGGTCGTAGATGGATTGGATCGGGGAAGCGGTAGGAGTAATTTCAATAGATGAAGGTTTGGCTAGGTCAAATAGATATTGAGGAGAAACTTCTAAAGCCTGAGCGTATATTCGAATATCCTTTTCATCTAACTGTCTATTTCCGTTTTCATGGTTAGAAATTGTATTTTGCTTAAAACCTGTCAGCTCGGCAAGTTTTTTTTGAGTTAATTTCTTGGATTTTCTTACTTCTTTAATTGAGCTACCTAGTATATTCATATTAAACAACTCCTTTCATTTCTTATTATATACTAACGTGACAAAAAAATAAATAAAAAAATCTCAAAAAGCGATAAAAAATTATTGACAAATATCTCAAGATGAGATATAATTAAATCAAGCTTAAGGAAATAACAAAACTAACCGGAGGAGAACAAAATGAATAAAGGACTTACAACACAAGAACAAATCGCACTAGCGAAAGAAATCTTACAAGTTAATAACCGCAGAGAACGCTCACTCAAACTAGGAGAAATCTTAGATCGTGAAAAACTATCGTCAGATGATATGTACGAATTGTATAACACACTATTAACAGCAATCAGAGTTTACGGCGACGTTATCGGATTTGATGATAAAGATTTTCAAGAAATGGCTCTTACAATCTTAGTGCTTGAAAAGGTTGAAGAAGCTAAACAAGCTAGGGTAGCGTAGAGAGGTGCGATTCCTCTCCTAGCTATTGCTCGAAAGAGCAAAATAAAAAAGGAGGTAA